ACGACTCAAGTAGGATTCGAACCTACGACCGACTGCTTAGAAGGCAGTTGCTCTATCCAGCTGAGCTATTGAGTCATAAGGGTATTATACAATACCCAGATTTAGAAGTCAACTGAGAACTAACTTCCTAGTGTAATCGTATGCAAAGTATTGACGATTACCCTTGATACCCCACCCTAACCAGTAGTAGGCACCAACCATATATTGATCGATGGATTGACCACGACCTTGAAATTCTGGCAGCACTTTTTGAAATTGATTTTCGTTAATCATATAACGAGTTTGGCATTCCAGAGTGCTGGGATTACAACCGTATTTTTTAGCGAAGTTTCCTAACCCCAGATAACGCTTCTCAGTGGTCCACTGAATGAGTCCGTAACCACCGCTATAGCAACGATCGTAAGGAACTCTAGCACCTCCCTCGCATATGTTGGAATGGAAGTTGCTTTCTTGTTTAATGTTGCCCAGGATTGTCGCAAGGGCATTGCGGTCTGTAATTTTTGTTTGTTCTTGGAGTTGTTTAAGGACATACTTCTCGTTGTCGTTACAGTTGGGACACTTCCAAGATACGGGGATAACTGGCAACTCCACTGGAGGAGGTGGCATCACAGTCTTTTCATTGACCGTCGATGCAAATGCTGCGAGTGCAGCACTAGCACCCCACATCAGTGTCAGATTCGTCAGTGGTTTCATCATATTGAAAATAGTCTTTACGATAATAACGTCCCAAGATATTGCTATTATAGAAGGCAGGAGTGCCGTCTGTCAAGCTCTCGGTCAGTACGTTATTTAGAAAGAGTTGTCGTGTCTCTTCGTAATTACATTTTCCAACGCTTGTGTGGAGGGAGAGGATTTCTCGGTCAAACGATAACCTCCCATGCCGTTTAACATCCTCAGAAAGCTCTGGACAACTACCGTAGTATTTTTTCCAGTTACTTTCAGATGTAACTCTCCTCCTCCTTGTCCCAGACCCTTGATTAGTAGCTCTAGGCTTTCGTTTTTGCCAGAAATATTTTCTTCCGATGTACTTTTTACCGTTGGACTTATTGGTAATACAGTAAACAAACCCAAAGTGGCTCCCAATACCGCTCCCGTCAAAAGGGGTGCCGTGATATATCCAGGGATTTTCATAGTCACACATCCAAGTATTAAAAAAGGTTCAGATAATATTTATCCGAACCTTAGCAAAGATATTCTACATAAAAAAAGAGAGGGTGTCAAGCCCTCTCTCTATTTTACTTTTTCTTATTTTTCGCTTCGATCTCTTTGTTCTGTCTCATAATTTCTTTGATGCTACCAGAGATGCCAGTGAATCCATCCTTAGAAGGATCAGTCTGTTTCTTGGAATCATCCTTATATCCACCAGCAGCACGGGCAGCAGCACGATTCTCATCAAGGATGTTAGTGATTTCCTCATCAGTGAGTTCCATCATCACTTCCTCAGCATCATCTAAGGTGCATACATCATACTCCAGCAGGTAGTCCAGAACAATATCAAACTCGGTATCTTCACCAAGTCTGCTAGCAGCAGCACCAGAGACGTTAGAGATGCCTCTAGCGGTCTTTCCGACTGCCTTCTTCAGTCCAGACTTGATGGCACTACCAACTCTTCTCAGGAGACCTCTCTTGCGGGTTGCAGTGCCACTGGAAGCAGTAGAACCACCACCAGAGGATCCACCAGAAGAACTGGAAGAAGAACTGGAAGAAGAAGCAGGCTTGCTGCTACCACCACGAACATCTTTCAGAAGACCATCGAGTTTACCCTTGGTTCCGTCGTCACTAGAAGAACTAGACGATGCGGGTTTCGATTGAGGTTTGGTCTGAGACATTGCTTGTCTCTTCGCTTTGATGCGTCCTGCTTCGTAACCACCTTTGGCAGCACCAGCGACCTCACCTGCGGCAGCAGCACCCTTGACGGCAGCTTTCTTAGCAAGAGAAGCACCACCTCTGGCAGCAGCACTTACTGCCTTACCAGCAGTCTCAGCACCCTTCTTAATAGCAGGAGCAGCTTTCTTTGCCATCTCCTTGGCACGTCCAGCAGCAGCACTACCAGCAGACTTGATAGCAGAACCTGCTTTCTTCAGAGCACCGACAACCTTGTCCCTTCTAATAGAACGGGCATTTGCCTTTGATTGTGCTACGGCAGAAGCATAACGATCTTCCAGAAGAACATCATCAAAATACTCAACTGCTTCAGTCAGAATGCCTTCCTGCTCCATCTCCTCAAAGATGTCAAAGGCAAAGTGCAGCAGTTCCTCTTCAGTCAGTTCGTCAAAGATATCATCATTCAGCAGATGATCAATGTCGAACCCTTCTTTCTTGCTGCTGTTACCCCAGTTGGCAGCACCCTTCTTACGGCACTTAACCAGAGCACCTGAGGCATAAGCAGAAGGCCATACAGAATAACGAGACTTAACCTTATGGTAGCAAGCATCCTTCTTGCCCTCTTCCTCAGAAACAGGTTCAATTTCTTCTTTCTTGACAGTGGGAGCGTATCCCATGCCCTTATAATACTTGACGTTAGTTTTCTTTGCTGGTTTGGCATCTTTGATGCTAGGAGCACCCGTCATGTCTGCTTCAGAGACAGTTTCTTCTTTGTAGTTGTCTCTTGCTTTCTCATCTGCCATCTTGGAGAAACGCTCTTTCTCTTTCTGACTAGAAATAGCACTTACGATTTTGGCAGACTTGGTTTGTGCTTCCTCTTTCTTTTTGCCTTTTGAAGCAAGAGAAGTGCGTGCCAGGTTTCCAGCACGGCGATACATTGCTGTTTCTTTTTTCTTGTCAATCTCCTTGTAACCTTCTTCAACCTCTACACCACCAATAACGTTGCCACTTGCATCAACCCCTTCAGTCTCTTCGTTAGTCTCTTCTTTCTTTTTCATTGCATTGGCAACAAGTGCCTTAGCACCCATCTTAGCAGCACCCAGTGCTACTTTGGCAACAACAGGAGCAATCTCATCAACCTGCTCAACTTCTTCAGTCTGAGATACCTTGCCCTTCAGGGAAGCGTCGATGGCACCACTACCACCCTTTGCTTTCTTCTCGGAACCTCTAGGGTTGTATTCACCAGCAGCACCTTCCTTATCCTTTTCAGGTGCCTTGCTACCAGGCTTCAGATAGGTGGCATTGTTCTTAGAATACTCAAGCAGTTTGAGAGCGATAGCAGCTGCCTGTCTCTTCTCACCAGACAGAGCATTCTCACTCAGTCTTGGGTTGACTGCCTTCAGTGCAATCTTAAACTGTGTGGCAAATGTTTCGTCATCAAACATGTTGGCAAGTGCCTGCTCAGGCAGTGCCTCTACAATATTATCTACTTCTCTAGCATTAGAAACATATCCCTCATCAATAAGGAATCTCGAAATGTTCAAGAATGCTTCACAGATCTCCTCGTTCATTGCAGAGAGTCTCTTTGCATAGAAAGACTCACTGCGAACTAGGTAATAAAATCTTTGGTTATAATCGTTAGGCGACATGTCCCTATCAATAAAGTTCTTCTCCCTTTATTTATTCATTAAGAGTTCCATGCCTTCTGCGAATCTCACGCAGCTCTTCAAAGTCTTTGTTTTTGGTTCCACCGTCATAGTCCCAGGCGTAACCAGCAGCAATCATTTGCTCATTGATTGAGATGGTGTTGTCTCCAATGTAGAGCCATCCCAAGAGTCTGCCGTATTTACCAGTACCCCCAACAAGCTCAGTCCTAATAACGAGATCATCATCACCAGCGACTGCACCAGTGAGCTTGTCCTTGAGCCAGTTGGTTGCATCGATGCCAAGTGCCTTCTCTTCAAGGTTGCGTGTTCGTTTCTCTGGCGTATCGACTCCTGCAACCCTGACTCTTTCTTTCTTATAAAGGTCGAAACCCAGGTCAATAGTGACATCAATTGTGTCTCCGTCTACAACTCTATTGATCTTAATAACTCTAAAATTATAGCAGGACTTTCTGCTAGGAGGTATCATAGCTCCCATAATTTTTTAACCATCAGTAGTCTTTATTTATAGATGGTGCTTTGCAAATACTCAATTGTCGTAGGTTGTTTCTCTAAAAATTCACAAAGATTCTTGTACCTATTAATCCATCTACTCTTTTTAACATTCATATCTTTCTTAATCGCAGGACCATATCTATCAATCAAATCCTTTCTCATCTCTTCTTTGTCATATCCAAGCGGTAATACCTGAGCACCGAAAGCAATATAGGGAAGACCTGTAAAGATAGTCTTCCATCCACCCTGTAAGAAGAAGTCACTTACTTCATATTCTTTTTCTTCTGTAACGTACTTCCAATAAGGTGTATTATTTCTACTAGAGCAATAGTAATGTGCCGCTACAAAACCAGACATGCCAGTGAGAACACCCTTACATACCTGATTCAAAGAATCTCTATCTACAGATCCTACGATACCACCTCTCCTAGTTAATACCGCAATCAAATGCTTAATCACCTCATGAGTTGTAAGTAGTCCAGTTGACTCAAGTGGTTCTAGGAATCCATAAGATAGTCCGATGGCAAGAACATTTTTATGCCATGCCTTTTCATGAATGCCGTGTCGAAAAGTAATGTGTCTACACTCTACCTCTTCCCCAATGTGATCTTTAAACTCTCTTTCCGCTTCTGTGGGTGTAAGGAACTTATCAGAATACACATACCCCTTACCCATTCTCGACCACAGGGGAGTTGTCCATACCCAACCACTACTTAATCCATAACAGTTTGTATAATTTTTAAGTTCTTCCTCTTTGTTTTTATAATCAACTCTTGCAACTACAGCACGATTATTGATTAGATTATCAAACTCATTGAACTCTACACCCAAAGATCTTTCTAAAAGTAAAGACTTAAATCCAGTGCAATCAATATAAAGATCTGCTTCAATCACTCCAGATGGAGTAGTCAAACATTCAATACCACGAGTATTCAATACTGGTTTTACATCAGCGACAATATGTTCTATTCTACCAACACATATTCTATCCCTCAACCAATTGCCAAACTTGGTTGCATCTAGATGATAAGCAGTATGTTTTATAATGCGATCAAACAATTTGTTTGATTCTGCAACTGTGGTCATATCATTGTAATATTTTTGAAAGCTTAGTGGATGACTAAACTCATCATGAAAACATGACAGTGCAAAAATATCATCAAATCCATTCTGTTTATCACCCAGTTCTACTGGACCGAATGGATAATGAACCGTTTTATCACTATAGAAAAAATTGTCAAATCCTATCGAAGTTTTATAGGTGGCATCACATTCTGCCATCCAGTCTTCATCAGATATTCCAATGAAGTCTAGAAAAGTACGGAACTGCTCAAGGGTAGATTCCCCAACACCAATAGTAGGGACAGTATCTGACTCTACTAAAGTTACTTTTATGTTGGGAACACGTTGAACTAAAGCAGCGGCAGTCAACCACCCAGAGGTGCCACCTCCGACGATGCAAATTTTCTCAACTTTCATTTTGTAGAATCGTACTTATACTTTAGTGCTTGGAGTCTCCAAGCTTGAGACAGACTACGGGGTCCATGCTTCAGAAGATTTCTTTCATCTTCATGCAGGACCCACCTGTCTAGCATGTCTTGTTTCCAATCAGAGTTTGAATCCTGAGAAGGTGTCTTTTTTGACATCCTGTTTGATACCTCCAATCATGTAAGATTCCACTTCTGTTTCTTGGGGTGCTACCTGAAGACCCTTAGAAGAAATCCAATGCTCAGTCCAAGGAAGTGGGTTGTTCTTAGCAGAGATATCATAAAGTGGTTTGAGACCAATCGCTTTAAGACGACGATTGGCAACCCATTCAACATACTGACACAGCAGTTTGTCATTGAGACCAATCATGGAACCCTCTTTGAACAGATACTCTGCCCAACGACGTTCTTGATCTACACAGTTTCTAAATGCATCATACAACCAGTCTTGTTCTTCTTCCCAGATTTTTTTCATCTCTGGATCATCACCATCTCTCCACTTGTTTAAGATGTTTTGTGTGATGACCATGTGTTGGTTCTCGTCTCTGGCGATAAGGCTAATGATTTTAGCCGATCCCTCCATAAGCTTAAGCTCTCCAAATGCGAACGAACATGCGAAGGAGACATAGAATCTAATTCCTTCCAGGATGTTAACGGTTGCGACAGCTCTAAAGAGTTTTCTCTTGAGTTCATACCTTGCTTTGTGTGCGTAATCAACACCTTCCAAAGCGTGTACCCACTCTTGTGAATTGTCATACTCGTGGGCAAGATTGATAAATTCATCATAGGCAGCGGTGACTGATGCTGCTCTCTCCATGATTTGTGGATCTTGTAAGATCGTATCAAATACTTCGGAGGTGTTTGGATAGACGTTCTTAATGATGTATGTGTAAGAACGTGAGTGGATCATCTCCATAAACTCCCACACACCCATACATGCTTCCAATTCTGGAAGGGAGCAGTAGGGGGTGAATGCCATACCAGGACCACGACCCTGAACAGAGTCAAGCATGATCTGATACTTCAGATTAGAAGTAAAGATGTGCTTCTGCTCAGGACGAAGTGTTTGGTAATCGGAGCGATCCTTTTGAAGGGAGACCTCCTCAGGTCTCCAAAAATAACTTAGTTGTTGTTGGGTTAACTTTTCAAAAACTGGATATTTGTAGGAGTCGTATCTCTGAACTCCAAGTGGTTTGCCAAAAAACATTGGTTGCTTCTTGGTGTCAACTTCTTCAGCATTGAAGACGGTCATTGCTTGTACTGCTGACCCCTCTTTAATATTCTTTTTAAACTGCACAGGACTCACAAGTATCCTCCTCTGTGGTTAAAATTTCGTTTAGCAGACTATCCAGTTGTTGATTAGTTTCCTTAGTTTCTTCTACCTCATCTGACTTTAGATCGTGGGTGTTTTGATAGTAGGAAGTTTTCCAACCATACTTATATGTAGTTAGAAAATCATTTGCCATCACACTCACTGGGACTTCATTATCTGGATACTGTTCTGGGTTGTAACTCCAGTTTCCACTGATGGCTTGATCGAAGAATTTCTGCATGACTGCAACCACATTGATGTAGCCAGTGTTATTAGGCATGTCCCAAAGAAGAGTGTAACTATTCTTGAGCGTATTGTATTGAGGTACAATTTGCTTGAGGGGACCTTTCTTCGACTTCTTAATGGACAAGTATCCACGAGGAGGCTCGATTCCATTGGTAGCGTTTGACACAACGGAACTGCTCTCCGAAGGCATCTGTGCGGACAGAGTGCTGTGCCTGAGTCCATAGAGTTGGATACAATTCCTAAGATACTCCCAATCATAGTTTAACTTGTTCGGAACAATTTCGTCCACGTCTTTTTTATATGTATCAATAGGAAGAACACCTCTTGAATACTTGGTTCTTTCAAATCCTTCACAGGGTCCCTTCTCTCTAGCAATCTCACATGAAGACTTGAGAAGACAGAACTGGAAGACCTCTGTCAAATCATGAACTAGTTGCCATGCTTCAGGATCATCATACTTCACACCATGCTTGGCAAGGTAATGTGCCAAACCAATGTATCCAATACCCAGAGAACGACGAGCAAGGGTGCTTCTCTTAGCAGCCTCTACAGGATAGTTCTGATAGTCAATCAACTCCTCCAGACCCCTCACAGCGAGGTCACAGAGTTCTTCCAAATCTTCTAGCTGTTTCAACTTACCAACGTTGATAGCAGACAGAATGCACAGAGCAATCTCACCTTTCGAATCATCAATATGATCAACTGGTTCTGTAGGAAGAGTGATCTCCTGACACAAGTTACTCATGTTCACTTTATCATCAAAGGAACTATGAGAGTTGCAGTGGTCGATGTTCATGATGTACAAACGACCAGTCTCTGCACGTTCCTTCAGGATGTCAAGGATGAGTTTCTGTGCTCCGATAGTCTTGCGAGGAATAGACTCGTCTCGTTCATAACCCACATAGAGATCGTCAAATGAATCAGTACCAAAAGCGTCATAGAGACCTGGTACGTCATGCGGTGAGAAGAGGCTAATCTCTTCATTCTTAATGAAACGTTCGTAGAAAAGTTTTGAAATCTGGATTGAGTAGTCAAGTTTTCTAACACGGTTATCCTCAGTGCCTTTGTTGTTCTTCAGAACAATGATGTCTTCTATCTCTTGGTGCCAGATTGGGAAGTGGACAGTTGCGCTTCCACCTCGAATGCCATTTTGAGTGCAGCATCTGACAGTGCTCTCAAATTTTTTGAGGAATGGAATAACACCCGTGTGTTGAACTTCTCCACCTCGGATCTTAGCGTTGATGCCACGGATTCTGCCTGCGTTGATACCGATGCCCGCCCTTTGTGCAACATATCTGCCGATAGCCATATCAGAACTAAAGATGCTATCGAGGGTGTCATCAACATCAACAAGCACACAGCTAGCAAATTGTCGAAGTGGAGTTCGCACTCCTGCCATGATAGGTGTGGGAATGTTGATTTTGTGTCTGGAGATTGCGTCATAGTATCTCTTAACGTAGTCCAGTCTTGTCTCTACAGGATACTTGGCAAACAAGGTTGCAGAGATCAGCAAATACATGAACTGAGGTGTCTCATACACTGCCCCAGTGCTTCTATCCTGCACTAGGTATTTATCTACAACCTGCCTCAAACCAGCATAAGTGAACAGCAAATCACGATCGTGGTCGATGAATGTTTGCATCTTCACAAAATCTTCTTCTGTGTAAGATTTCAGAATAGCTTGGTCATAAACACCATTTTCTACACACTTCTTGGTGTGAGCGTAGAGTTCAGGAGTGTCATGCATACGACCATACAGACTCTTCCTCAATGCGAACAGAAGCAAACGTGCTGCAACAAATTGATAGTTGGGTGTTTCCAAATCAATCAAGTCACTAGCAGCACGAATCAGAATCTCCTGAATTTCTGCTGTTGTAATGCCGTCATAGAACTGAATACCAGACTTCATCTCAACCTGACTGGCAGAGACACCCGCAAGTCCTTTACATGCCTCATCAACCATGAGATGCATCTTCTCTAGATCCAGAGATTCAATGCGACCATCTCTCTTCTTAACTTTGATCCCGTTGCTCATACCTTTTTCCACTCAGTAAATTTTAATTTTGCTTCTAACCCAGAATATGTATTTGATTCTACCAGAGATTGAACATCGTGTCCAGCAAGAACCATATCATTGATGTCTTTTTCTTTTATGTTACTTGGCCAGATGACGACGCTTTGCCCTCCTGATATACATTTGTCAATGCGATTAACAATTTCTCGATTACGGGGTTCGTTATCGTAAACAAGAACAACATCGCTTCCTTCAAGACAACTAACGTCACCGTCACTGCCACACAGAGCCACACTATTGTTGAGGAAAGTGCTGTCAAAGGGTCCTTCGACCACATAGACTGGTAGTTTTTTATTGATTCCGTCAAGTCCATAAATTTTTGGTTCATCCTCATCCAACATGATGGTAATATATTTAATCGAGTTCTTTCTTAGAGATCTTCCTTGAAATCCGATTAGGTTTTTATTTCGATATAAAGGAATTACAATCCTAGGCTCTTCAAGAACATTGTCTGCAAAAGTTTGTTTATATGAATTAACAAACTCCTTAAACTTCTCAGCAAAATAAAATTGCTTCGGGTCAATCTTTCGTTTCTCAAGATAGGTTCTACCACTTTCCACTTCAGAGCATAAAGGGAGAACGATACTGGTCTTAAACGTAGGTTTCTTAAAATCAAATTTAGGCTCATCTGCAACGAAATTCTTACCTGTGAATCCTTCCTTAAACTTTTCCATGGTGTATTCACCATGAAGCGTTGAGTCAACCTTCTTAAGAAAGTTATTAAACGACATTGAAGCACCACAATTATGGCACTTGAAATTAGTGTTTGTTTTTACTGCGTAAAGATAACCCCTAGCTTTGTTCCTATTCTTCTGAGAATCTCCACAGATAGGACACCTAAAATTATAGAGGTTAGGTTTTACTCTCTTAAATTTTTGAAGTCTTGCTGATATAAGACCAACGTATTTCGAATCAATTAGATCCATTCACCAGAGTATTCCCTGGCACCATCATACTCGTTTGT